GAGGCAGCAGCCAAGCGCATGGGGCAAGAAGTGTTGGACTTTGGCTGAGTCACCGGCCCCAAGGTGGGGAACCGCCCGCAGTGAGTTGTCCACACATGGGGACAAACTGGGGAAAGTCAGCCGAGCCTTGGGTTACCCACTCTTTGATTGGCAGCAGCAGGTGGCCGACGTTGCCCTTGAGCATGAGGCCGGAAGGTACCGCTACCGCACTATTGGCGTGAGCGTTGGCCGGCAGAACGGCAAGACCCAGTTAGCCCTCGCCCGGATCGCCTTCGAGTTATTACAGGACAAGCACACGGTGGCCTTCACCGCTCAAGATAGAACTATGGCCCGATCTAAGTGGGCTGAGTTCTGCGAGTTGATACTGGCCAGCAGCCTTGCGTCACGGGTGAAGCGGGTGGCCTATGCCAACGGCCAAGAGTGTCTGTATATGAATAACGGCTCAAAGTTTCTAATCGTCACTCCCAACCGCAAGGGGGCCAGGGGGTTAACGCTCGACCTTGTGGTGATTGACGAGGCACTTACGCACGATATGAGCGTGGTGGCTGCCCTTCAGCCCACGATGGCTACCAAGCCCAACGGGCAGCTCTGGATATTGTCCAACGCTGGTGATGCGAATAGCACCATGCTGAGCCATTACCGCAACCTTGGCCACCAAGCCCAAACAGAAGCCACCCGGCTCTGCTGGCTTGAATGGGCACCACACCTAGACAAGTTCGACCATCTTGATGAGGCTGTATGGCGGCAGGCGATCCCTACGCTGTCCGAACTTGGCGGGGTGACCCTCGAGGCCGTCGCTGAAGCCGCTGCTACTTCGGAGCCTGAACTATTCACCAGGGAGATGCTTAACGTGTGGCCGGCACTTCAGGCCGTGGCCGCCATCTCTATGGGTGACTGGGAGAAACTCGAGAAGCACGACATGACTCTAGGCGGCAACGTGGTCATGGGTATAGATATTTCACCTAACCGGGACTTTGCGAGCATTGCCGCTTGTGGCCGTAATGGGGCATTCACGCCGGTGGAGATCATCGAGAATCGGCAGCACGTTGGGTGGGTGGTTGACCGGGCCAAAGAACTGCACGACCGGTGGAATGCGCCGTTTGTGATAGACGGTGGCGCACCAGCAGGTTCACTTATTGTGGAGCTAGAGCGGGCCGGGGTGAAAGTGATACCCATTGGGATGCGTGACTACGCCCGTAGTTGTGGCTCGTTCTATGACGGGGTGATAGATGGCACCATTAGCCACCTGGGTGACCGTATGCTTACCGATGCAGTGGGCGCAGCGTCTAAGCGCAAGTTGGCCGAGCAGTGGGCATGGAACCGCCGAAGCACCGTAGACATCACGCCTTTGGTGGCAGCAACGCTAGCCCGCTGGGGTGTAGTATCGGCCTATGAACCTGCTCCGGCAGCGCACGTTTTCTAGCGACTAACATAGGAGAAACAATGACTTCAATCTTAGGCTCACTCACGCAAGCCACCGGGTTCGCTTTGGTGCTAGTTGCCACATACGAACTTGGTGGGCCTTGGCCGTTCGTCTTTCTGGGCGGCTTAGTCCTCATGCTGGCCGGGGTGGCCATCGAAAAACAAAAAAGGTAACAAATGCTTCTTCGCGCTTTGCTTGGTAAACCTGAGACTCGAGCCAATAACTTTGTACTGCCGGGGCCGGGGCTATTCAACCAGCCGCTCACCGGCCCGCTCAACGTCAACGACGGCACCGCACTCAGCGTTCCCGCAGCGTTTCGTTGCGTCCAGATACTGAGCGACTCAATCGCCACGCTTCCACTCAAGGCCGTACGCAATGGGCAGGTCATCGCCGACACGCCGCAGCTGCTACGCCGACCCGATCCGCAAGAGAGCCGGATAGACACCATCGCCGCTCTGGTCACTTCGCTGCTGATGCACGGCAACGCTTACGCTTTGATTGGCAACCGTGACCGGCTCGGCTTTGCTACGTCGCTCACCGTCCTGGCACCGCCGGCTGTGTCCGTTATGCAAGAAGCGGGCGCTGTGGTTTACAAGGTAGGCGGCCAGTCGTTTGACTCTTCGGAGATCATGCACATTCGAGGCTTGACCCTGCCCGGCTCACTCACCGGCCTTGGGCCACTAGCCGTGCAACGTCGCTCGCTGGGGCTGGCTATCGCTGGTGAAGAATACTCGAGTGAACTTTTCGTGGGTGGCTCCATGCCATCCGGGGTTCTACACGTTGAAGGCGAACTTAACAAGGACGAAGCCGAAGCACTCAAGAATGGTTTCGTGGCTGCCCACGGTGGCCGGCAACGCACGCCCGCTGTCCTAAGTGGTGGCGTGAAATATGACGCTCTTGGCTGGTCATCGGCTGACCTCGAACTACTCGAGTCTCGCAAGTACAACGCACAAGCCATTGCCACCATCTTCGGCGTACCAGGACACTTGATCGGTATCGCTCAAAGCGACAGCATGACCTACAGCAACGTCCAACAAGACTCGATTAGTTTCGTGCGCTGGTCAATCCAGCCGTGGGCCAGCCGTGTAGAAGCAGCCCTAACCGAACTACTACCACGGGGCCAAGAAGCCAAGTTCAACATGGGCGGCCTAATGCGAGCCGATATGCAAACTCGCTACCAGGCGCACGCCGTGGCACTCAGTAGTGGGTTCATGACCGTGGACGAAGTGCGTGCCTTGGAAGATTTAGAAGCCCTAGACCAGCCACCCATTGTGGAGCAGGTCGAAGTGGAGGATGTAGAAGATGAATGAACTTGAAACCCGCACCATCGAGCTTGCAGGCATAGAGCTACGAGATGACGACGACGGCCACCACCTCGTTGGCATCGTGGCACCTTGGCACTCGACCTACGACACCGGGCGCTACATAGAGAAGTTCGGCCAGTCCGTCTTTGACAAGTCCATAGCCGAACGTGGCGACCGTATCCCCTTGCTCGAGCAGCACGACCGTGGCCGTAACCCAATCGGCATGGCCGTATCTTGGGAGAAAACTAACGACGGCTTGGTGGCTGACTTCCGGCTTGCCCGCACCGCCCGTGGCGAAGAAGCCCGCACCCTGGCATTGGATGGCATGGTGACCGGCCTTAGCGTTGGCTTCCACCCGATACGCAACAAGACCACCACCGTGGAAGGCCGCCAACAGATTGAACGCTTAGAAGCACGACTCGACCACGTTGGTTTCGTTACCGCACCCGCCTACGCCGAAGCCCAGGTGGTAGCCGTCCGTGCCTTTGACCCTGACGATAAAGAACTAGCGCCACGGCTCGCACGGTGGCGGCACCTGCTTCTCTGATGGCCAAGATCATATGCATATGGGGGCCGCCGTGCGCTGGTAAGTCCACGCTCGCTAACGAGTTACGCTACCCAGGCGACGCTGTAATAGAGCGCGACGCTTTGCACCAAGCGATCACAGGTTTACCCACACACGAACACACAAAAGCGGGCATGGCCGTAGCAAACTCGGGCTTCTTCGCGATGCTCGCCCGAGCGCAAAAGACACCCGGCAGGTTCATCTTTGTAACCACCGGAGATGGAAAGGCTAGTCGTGAGCCGTTCATTGAGGCCGGTGCCGAGATGCGCCTTGTGTACGCCGACCGCCAAACGTGCCTTGGCAGAGCGGGCAGCGAACGACCCGAACGCTGGACTAAAGCGATTAACCGCTGGTTCGACACCTATGAAGCTGAGCAGGGGCTTACTTCCGGCACACTGCTCTGACCTGCTAACCTACAAGCGTGCGCCGAAGCAAGCGCCGGGCCGGCCAGCCCACTCAGGCTTCACCCACTCAGATAAACAACCAACTATCACCGTGGAGTGAAACTATGAAACTTTTAGACCAGCTCGTTGAAGAACGAGCAGAGATCAGCGAAGCCCAAGAGGGCATCGTTGTGCGCGCAGCTGATGAGGCTCGCGATCTATCCGAGTCTGAGGACACAAACCTCAAAGACTTGGCTACCCGGGCCACCGCCCTCGACGAACGCATTACTGAACTGCGTGATGTCCAAGTCGCCAACCTCGAGGCCGCCAAGTTGCGTGCTGAGGTTGCTTCTACCGATGACACCGAAGAGCGTGCTACTGGCCGGGTGACCGTAACCAGCGAACCTTTGACCTACTCGGAGCGTTCAGATCACAGCTTCTTTGGCGACATGTACAAAGCACAAGTTTTGTCTGACCCAGCCGCTCAACAGCGTATGGCTCGCCATCAAAGTGAGATGGAAGTCCGTGATGTGGGAAGCAGCGCGTTTGCCGGGCTTGTCGTTCCTCAGTACTTGACAGCTTTGGCTGCTGACCTTGCTCGCGCTGGTCGGCCTACCGCTAACATCTGCACCCAGTTGCCACTTCCTTCGGACGGGCTTACGATAAATGTGAGTCGCGTCACGACAGGGACGAGTTCGGCGGCGCAGT